CTCGGATTCCACTGTACTAAATAATTCTGCGACCGATACATCGTACCGGTACGTTTCTGAACCAATACATTATTGAGTAATCCCTTAATTTCGCGATTGGTATCTCTCCCCCAATTACGTGCCGCTTTAAAAGAAGCCGTCTCAATATCCCGAATGATACGTCTAGTATCTCGCACGACCGCTCTAATATTATCGCGCCAATTGACTTTAACCAGCGATCCTAAATTAACGTTCAGACCTTGCATAATGGCCTTTCAAACAAACTCCATCCACCAACTCTAAACCACACACCTTACAGGCTTGCGGTAAAGCACGAATCCTTTTACGTTTTTTGAACCGCTTCAGCCGTTCCCGAAGTGGAATCCCTTCACCATCATATAATATTTCTTTGAACCAATCCAAAGGTCCCATCTTTCTCAGCTCGAACTACCGATCAAACGTGCCAAAGCATAATGATAAATCACGGTATTATCCCAACGCCACGAATCTTTGCGATATATCCCATAAACATCATTCCCGTTCACGGGATAACGGACCGATTCGATCTCATCGAGAGAAGTATCGTATGGAAAATATAACATAATATCTCCCTGCCGAAACTCATCTAAACCCAACAATTTTACCATCTCCTCGGTCAGGCTAAACCCTACAAAAGCATATCCATCTACTTCCAGTGGACCTTCGGTAATATATCCTTTCTCACAAATTGGAGCCGTTGGGTTATTCCGGTGATAAGCTCGATCCCGTGCCGGATCATACTCATTGGTATAGGGATTAAATGCGCCAGGACATTTCTCCTCATCCTGACGAGTCAGTAATTTTACTTGCTCCCCATACCGATGAACCTTCCACCAAAATTTCTTTTGATAGTACAATCCGCGTTGCACCGGTTTTAAACCTTACTACCAACTCCAGCTTGATCCTCAAAAATCCACTCATGAAACTTAGGATGAGCGTCTTCCCGTGTCGTCAACTTCATTCCGATACTCTGCTCTTTTTGAATAGCTCGAATATATCGTTGACACAGCCTACCCAGCTTTGAATCAATCAACCCCTTCCAACCTAACCCTCCCTCCTGCATAACGACCGGACCAACGGTTAATCGCTCCCCCGAACCACTACCAACGCCCGAACTCATAATCCGTTCCAACCAATCCGAATCGCTCGTCAAGGCACGAATCGCAACGGCAATAGCATTTGCCCAACGGATATGGTAAGGAACCGTCTCATAACCTGCCACATAGACTAAAGTAATATTATCTAATCCGCTAGGAAACATAGAATAAGAACGAATCCTAAAAGGTGAAACGATAATATCCTCCAATAAATCATTGGTGGAATCCCCATCATAATAACACTGCTCCACCTCAATAATAGGCAAATGATGGGGAACGATATAAGTCCGACCTCCATCATGGAGTTCCGAAAACCTCACCGGGAAAAAATATCTTCCGGTTAGCTCTTCAATCTCTAATGCCTCATATTGAATAATATCCTCCGTCGTAAAACTCTCCCCCCAAACCGTATCCAAATCCACGTTAAGTCCCAGCAATAAAGACTTCACATCGGATACGGAACAATAATTCCGAATATAAGTATCTTCTACCGGATATTCAAAAATTTCTGACATCGGATTTTGAGCTTTCTATGGATTAGGTCGGACTTACCTTATAAGGATCATCCGCACCGGAATCTCTGGAGTTCTCCGCTTTAGGCCGCTTCAACTTCAATTTGCTCCCGGCAATCTGAACTCCTTCTTCCGACAAACCTAGATCGATCTCCGGCTCATCCTTCTCAATAGCCGAACTCGTTTTGGCCTCACCGGGCATTACCGAAAAAATATCTTTTGCCGTCTCTACATCTGCTACCGGTTTCATCCTTTTCGTCGAAGCACGATATTCCGAAACAATCACATGTCCCAGAACAGTATTGAGATTCATGAGATACTCATACTGCTTCTGAGTAACTTCGACCGGCTCTCCTGCTTTGAAACGTGCATTCGTACCCTTTACTCGGAACGAAGCACTATTACAAACCACCAAACGGTTTCCAGGAGCAACCTTGTCTTCCAATTTTACAATCTTCAACATAGTGATTTCCTATCCTCCTTTGGGATTCAACTCGCCAATCAATGGCTCAATACGTTCAAATATTCGATTCGCGGTCCAATATTTCAAACAATGCAGAGCTCGGCAGCCCTGATCGAAGCATGGACCCCCACAAGGCATTTCAGTCTCCTCTTGCATCCACAACGATAATACATTCTTATAATACTTAGTACGATACTGCGGATCAATGGTGGAGAATACCGCACAGGCTTTTCCATTCCCTACCGCCTCTTTCACATGATATGCTCCACTATCTCCGCTAATCACCAATTTACTCCAATAAATCAGCCCACAATATTCCTCCACATTAGTCAATCCACTCAAATTTATAAATCCATTCCGACTAAACTCATTACAACGAGTATGATGCGTAAATATTATTTTAGCATTAAACCGATCCCTTAATTTTATCGCCAGATCTATAACTTCTGGCAAATTCAAACTTCTTATCACAGTAGAAGCATAAGGTTGAAACGTAACCACAAAATCATTATCAGGATCAATATTATATTCAGCTAAAAGATTATAGGCACTCTCCTTAACAGGATCCGATAAATTCCAACTCATATCATAATCTTGCAACTTAAATCCCATAAACATCGCATAAACATCGGCTCGATGCATCGTAGAGTTCAATTCAGCAATCTCACTCTTGCGACATAAATTAGCACTGACATCGTAATTCAAAGCATTCCAATCCGCCGATTTAATATCACCGACCTGATCTGCAACATCCTCCAAAACGAACATATATCTTGCCAAAGTCAAAGCCGTAATAACCGAATTGGGATATTGTCTCTTAAAATCCTTTAAACAAGAACGAAAGATCAAGACATCTCCCAATCCCATATCCCGCACAAATAAGGCCGAAAAACTTTTATTTTTGCTAATGCTCTCTATAACTTCATTATTACTCAAATAATGCACCAAACCACCATTCGATAATTTTCTGGAAATAGCCTCGATAAAATTGCTCTCACCCCGAATCAATTTTCCGGCTCTGAGAATAACCGTACTTTTATTATCAACTCCCAACCTAACAACTCTATGCCGTTCTGGACCAACATATCGAACATACTTTACATCTAACGGCGGATCCGCCATAAAAAGACCGGTATTCAATAAATGTTGCGCTACGAAATCATCATAAACCGGAACCGGCACAAAGGCTTTATAACGGACTCCCCGATATTTATATTCACGAGCACCATATAGGATCAAACGCCTCACATTTGACACGGTAGTATTCCTATAAACATAATTATGCGTTCCACATTGTGGACAAATAACATCAATTATTTCATCTCCACTATAACAAAATTTATTACCGCATTTATAACATAATGCAATATAAAGTTGATCTACCACGACCTCATGCTCACCATTCAACGTAGCATTGGCCGTCATCCGCGGCTCCCTCCTACGTCTAAGCTCCTTCCACTTGGAGGTTGATCCCCATTACGAAGGCATCGGTATTCTCGATCAAACAATCCACCCGAGTATAAATGGTGGATTGCCAACGGTCTCGACGCGGTACAAATTCCCAGTGGATGGTAATATCACGGGAAATCACCGCAATCAGGTTTTGCGGGTTCGTCAGCCAAATAAAGCTGCCGTCATTAAAGCTCTCCGTTCCGGCAGTCCGAGCCAAATTCTCCGGGAACAACGGAACCGGAACAATATCAATTCCGAAAGCCCGCATCGGATTCGATCCCTGCAGGCTATCATCGCCATAACCGGTTGCCCGATTCGCAACAACGTTCCGATACTCTTGTTCCGTGCTTACACCCACAAAGAACTTCAGATCGGACTTATTCCGCAAATAACGTGACGGCATGGCTTGGATCAAATCATTGAAGACCTCTTTGGAGATTGTAGCTCCATCAAGGTCTACCACATGTCCCGCCAAACCTTGCACATACCAGCCATTCAAACGACGCAACAAGCGACCTAAACGGCTATTATCAGCCGCATAAGTCGTAGTACTGCCACGGATATAAAGAAGTTCAATATCCGTTGCGATCCGCTTGCTCATTGCGCCCATAACTCGGTCTCGGAAGGCATCGCCTTCAATATTTTCTTCAAAGGCTTCACTGGTGAAATCAATTGCCGACCGCAGTTTTCGAGTATCATACTCGACACTGCTCAGGATTGGTTCATAAGTGTTCCCCGTATCGGCATCTTCACCGACTGCTTCCGTCACCGGTTCGGTAATATCCATAAAGTTCAGTTCGCCACGAGGATTACTCACTCGTTCGACCCGAACAATTTTAGATAAAACCGATTCATCGACCACAAGATCAATAAACGCATCGCTCTGTTCACGATTTAAACGTCCACCATCGGTCAACAGACCGACATCGACTGCACGTTTCATCCATTGCTCTGGAGTCATATTCACTATCCTTTCTCTGGAATAGAGTTTTTAACCAGAAGGCCGCCTTTCCCGGCCTATCGACCTAACTTTATCGTCCCGACCGACCTCTCGCAAAGCGAGGGAAATCAGGAACTACACCATCCCATATACTTTTTCGGGAAGCGGAACCATCCTCTCGATCTGTCGCTTTCCGGCCCTCCCCGAAACGTTCCAACGCTTTCTTCAGATCGCGGATCAAAGCATTTTGCTCTTCAATCTTCTTATGGAGTTCAGTTCCGGCGGCACGATTGAACTCCGAAGATTCTCCCGATTCGGGAACTTCCGTCTTTTCTTCCGAGGACTGGGAAGTTTCTTCGGATTCTTCCTGACGTGCCATAATCACTTTCTCCAAATGCTCATTCATTTTAGCAATATCAGAGCTCAACCGATCACAAGCGGCAATAACATCATCCAATTTCTGGGACATCGCCATTAAACGTTCGGTAATCTCCAAGGCTTCCGAATTGGCGGGTTCTACCTTCACTTGTTCCGGCAGATCACTTTCGTCCAGAACCCCCTCCAAATCCATTTCGCCTTCATATTCCGCTTCAAATTCCGGTGGCTCTTTATCCGCTTTACGATAATATGCTGCAATCCGATTATAGACCGCTCGGCGATCTTCATCGGGAATATCCACTCCCCCTCGACCGCCTTTTAAAGCGATCATTGCCGCTACGACACCCCTCCAAATTGCGGTCAAACGACCATCGACGACATCGGCGAACGGAAGTTTATAAGAGGTAAAATTCTCCGGTGCACTTTCATCATACCAGAAAAATGCTCTCCGATATTTCGCATTTGGACCATCCTCGGCATCCGCCCAGGCTCGAACCCTCTTTTCAGCTGCACGAGAATCCCAAGAACGATCCATATCCAACGGCAAATCAGGATCTCCATTCGCACCACGAGTGAAGTGATCCAATGAAGTCGTTTGATAATTATCACTATCGTCCGATAAGGCTCGGATCAACTCCTGAATCTCACTTAGAGACATTTTGGGAGTTTGGACTTCGTTCTCCTCATCGTCAACGGACTCCGTAGAAACCAAAACCTCATCCGTTTCTGGCATAACACTATCCTCCTTAATATCGCGACAAGCCAGAGTAAAACCACAACTACGTACCGCTGGCCTATCGACTAGAGATATTTCCGACAACTCGACATCAACGATATTTTTAATCGTTCTACCGTTCTCCCGAACTTCAATAATTCCGTTGGGTTTAATTACCCCTCCCAAAGAGAAGCCTTTCAAAGTTCCATCCAAAACTTTCTGCCAAGTATCCGGTGCTCCTTTGGAAATTCGAGCGGCAATAAACAAACCACTTTTATCTAACTGCAAAAGTGGTGCAACTCCAACGGCTTTATGATGATCATGCTGTTCCCTTACATTCTTCCACTGAGCATAATCATCCAAGGCTTTCTCAATTGCCGTACGGGTCATCCGAGTCCCGTAACTATCCACCTCATCGAAACGAGTCGCATATCCATAAACCCACCAATCGGTGGGATCATAAGGAACCCCTGCCGCTTCCAATTTTTCTTTTAAGAAACTGCCATTTCGTTCAAATGGCATATACATATCGAAATGATCTCGTTTAGGAAGGTAAAGCGGCAAATCTTCGGATCGAGCTACCCGCTCGAATTTAGTGAGGTCGAACCCTTCAGCAGACTTCCGTAATTGCTCAGGAAATCCTGAATACTCTGGTTCCTCCATCTCATGCGGTTCTACAAATAAACAATAGGTATTCGCAGGAGAGGAAACCACACTTATATCGAATAACTGGATTTTGTTAAAGACGAAAACAAATTCTGAGGAATTATCCAGCCGAGCTTCCTCCGCACTTATCGGCTCTCCACTTTCGGTTTCCAAAGACCAATCCAAAACTTTAAATCCAATCGAAAAACCCCGAATTCGTCCTTGCAAAATCCAGTTCCATATCATTTCGTCGTCCACAATACCGGACGCCCACAACCCCGCTCCACTGCGATTCTCTAATCGTTTGATACGACCAATTGGATAATCGGGATTATGATTCCAAAGGAACAATGGAACCCGCAAAAATTCGGTCAGAGCGGTTGGATGATCCAACGCACCGGCTGCAATACGCCTCCCATCTACCGTAACGGCAGGTGTCGCCACCATCCCCGATACCATCCGTTTTTCAGTATCTATCGTGCGAATAAAAGAACCATCGAGATTGAAACGTTCCTGTAGCATCGTCTCCAACTCCTATCCCTTCCATGGCCGTTTATATATAGTAACGTAAATATGAAAATTTTAATAAATACATATAAGTGAAAAAATAGCGAAGCTACTTTTTTACTGCTTGTCCGGGAAAGAATAAACAACTTTCCCCTCAACATCAATAGTCGTCATCGACAACAAGATTCCATTCTCAACATGCACTTCATTAAAACATTTACAACGTGGACATTTGATGACCCCACACATAAAACTAACGTCACACAAACGTTTCGTCGAGTTCCGACCAGAAGGATTCGACTTCTCCAAACGGCCCCCACAAGTCGGATTTCCACATCGCAAAATTAGAACTCGATTTTCAGAAACTGAGGAACTTTGATCTGTTGGTACGATTCTCTGTTCCATAGATCCAGCTCACTTCTCAAAAAAGAACAGCACAATTGCTCCACTATCTGAATATTAGAACCATCTAATTGCAATATTGTCTCCAACTCCTCAGAACCAGCCTCAAACTGCTCCCTAACATTCCAATCATTAAAGACATCAATAAGATACATACTATTGGATACCAATACTTCCCGCCGATTAAACCTATCAAACACCGAAATGGGTTCAAATGATTTATTTTTCAAGGCTTTAGAAGGATTGTCCGCAAATAGACGAACACAATAATAATCGTAATTCCAATCAAATATCCATACTGTCTCTGGAAAATCTGCTTCGATCCAATAATGTCCATCAATCCCACAAACCAGACGTATGGGACAATAACAGGAACTCAAAATCTTCCAAAGACAAAATAATTTACGCCAATACAATAGCTCATTATCCGAAGTTTTAACCACTTCCCAAAGAGCACTAAAGTCTTTAGCAGCTATTGCATTTACCAAATCGTTGATATTGACTACAAATGGAAATAAAGAGTTCATTTTATCCGCTTCAACTCTACTACCGGTCTTCCTTGCACCAACGAAAAAGTCAAAGTATAATTTTTCAAAATAGGCATTAAATCACGCAACAAAATATAACCCACCCCATCTTCAATAATACCCGGAATACGATATACTACATTATCCTTCTCAATAACGAACTGATCATCAAAAACCGACAAGATCGAAAAACCATCTAAATGGTTCAACAATGGCCGTACCGCGACATAAGTCGTACCCCCATCCAAAAAAGCCGGAATATCTAAATGGACCCCATCCTTCAGTAAGGTTACCGACTTTCGAGAAGGTTCGACCGAACTCACCTCCACTATCCGCTCCACCTCGAAGTGCATCCCATCCGTATGAGACTGGAAATCTCCCCCCCAACGAAAACCATACTTCTTAAAATACGGGACCAACTCCACCACCGATCCCTTCTCCCCCAACGGTGCCGGAGAACTTCCGTATGGATTCCACTGAGGATTCAAATCAACAGCTGTACCGAAACAATGATTGGACAAAGTTCTAGTGCTACCACGCATAAAACGGAAATTCACCGAACCACCAAAGAATAATATCCTATTGGCTAGGGAATTTCTTCCTATCTCGGCAAAAGCGGCTTGGAGTTGTTTAGCAGCACGAGAATAAAAGGTAATATTGCCATCACATTTAGTATCTCCATAAGTCGGTACTCCTACCAATTCAGCTATAAAAACTTCAGTAAAGTTCTTCTGTACCCACTCTGCATCCAACATCACCGGACCGCCAGGCCGAATCGGTTCCTTCGGCTTAAAAGGAACCAACCCCGCAATCGGATGTTTATACAAATGGAAAGAACTCATCATCTTACTCCACTACCTCCAACCGACAACGACAACCAATATGGGTATTTTCCGAAGGAATCGGAGCATTCTCAACCGGATAGGTATATCGCACTAAAGTATCACATAGATTACAACCCTCACTAGAAGAACGTTTCAACCTCACCATCTTGACCCCACACATTCGCATCTGCTCATACATACTCAACGAATAGACCTTTTCAAACTCATTAAGAACCGACCAATAAATATAGGCTAAACTATCATCCAAATAACAATTTATGTCTGCAGCTATATCAACTAAATTTAAATTTTTGAGATAATTTTTGAATGCTAAAAATATCTGATCCAATTTATAACGTATCATATTCAAAGAAATATCTCCTATATAATTAGACATGCTTTTCAACACGGAATAGGACATATAATTAGCATCTAAAGCGGCTTGTTTCAGAACGTTCCGAGCTCCGATACGAAAAACTTCACCTAAATAATCTCCCAATACCCCCATTAGAACATTCATAGTATAGGTATAACGTTCCCCCAACTCCCGCAGCACGATACTATCGGTACTCCGGTAGGAACCAATAACCAATAAATCTATTAACCACGAGAATAGCGAATTATAGCGTTGATACAACAATTCCGCGAACTCATAATAAAGATGAGAGAAATCTCCACTTATATTACTAAAAGATTGGGGGATACCAGAAGAGAGAGGATAGTGATAGGTCGGAAAATGATGATAATTGCACAAATGTTTAATAAAATTATTGATACAATGCGGACAAACACATAACTCAATCCCGGCTTTTCGAGCATACTCACTCAAATCCGAAGGTAGACGTGCAAAAACTGGACTGCGACAAAAATGCAGACGCATCGCCTATTGAACAGTACGCACAAAAACTTGACGATCTGTCCCTACCACATATTCCACTAAACATTTATGCAAACAATCATACCAAGCCGCTACCAAAATCTCATTATTGCTTGACACGGCTTTATCCTTCAAAAGATTCAACTTGGAAGGCGACAATTTTGGCATCCTAGCGACAATACGATTGAAAACATGAAGGGTGTTGCTCCTATCGGCAATCTCCTTCAAGTCACTGATATAATCCTCGACTGTAAAAACGGTAGCCATTCTACCGATACGTCACTTCTTTCTTTACCGAAACTTTAGAACCGTCCGGTAAAGTCCCCTCCACTACAACCACTCCATTCGGATCGGGAACTCGGATACGGCTCAAAACATAATAGTCCCCTCCCGCCCATGACATTTGGCCGTACCAATATTCCTCCTCCGAATCGAGAACATACAACATACTCCCTACCGGTGCGTGAGCATAAACCCGCACACAATTTAAATTCGCGAACTTCAAAAACTCAGCTCGCCAGACCTCTACATTTGACATTCCATTTAAAGTTTACCGAACCTAAAGTTCGGAAGGCTGCCTTTCTTCAGCCGACAGTACTGCTTGCCGAACTACTCCTTATCGCCAAACAAATCTTTGGCACGAACCAATCGCAAGGTTTTTCCCGACCGAAGATAGGATCCTCGGTTCGCTAAATCCATTAACTGTTTCCCCAAATTCCGCCATACCGCATTGGGGTACAAACTCGTCAAATCACCCGCCGCATCCCCCGGAATATCGGGCGAAGGTGGCGGGTTGTCACCCTCTCCTTCATCCGACGGAGCGGCAACCAGCCCTCCTATCCCTCCTGCCAGGAAGACCGAACCCATTTTATCCAAATCATCTACGAAGATCAATCCAATACCAGGAATTACCAAGAATATCCGGTCTCCACCATTTACCGGATCCAAACCGGCACGATCCCGCATCTCATTGATCGTCATAGCATAAACATTGGAGTAAATCTGCGAGATCTTGGCGACATCCAACTCGGCCGTAAGATCACTGGTATTAAAGGTGAATTTCAACCAATCAATCCCAAACCCTACTTCAATTAAACTGTTGATTTGATATTCCACTTTAGTTTTCATAGGAGTAATTACATTTTTAACAAAATTCTGCATTTGAGCCACACCCTGTCCCCCTCCAATATTCCCAGTCTCAATAATGGAGACCAAATGAGGCGGAACATTGTGTGCCGCCAAAACTTCATCCCTCAAATCATGGCGATACTCCTGAAAATGAGCTTCATGCTGTTGCACATCTAACGGCTGAAACTCAACCGTAGTCTCAGGAGGTGAAGACGCAGATGGAATCGGAGGGATAGGAGGTGGAGGGATCGTCACTAACAGAACTCCATGCGCATTTTCATTCATATCCTCTTCAAAGAATGTCTCAATCTCCCGTCTCGCCTCTTTAGACAATTGTGAACCCCGAATAATCACCGCCCAACGAGCCATTCCGTAATTATCGAACTCGGCATAATTGAATTCATCCGCAGCTTCCTTACCTGCCATCGCAGGTAAAGCAGGGATCCCGTCAGGAAGTCCATAATACTGATTCATCGGATTATACTTATAAAAAACAATAACTGCATTCGCCCACTTCTCAATCGGAAGCTCCTCTTCCAGCCATACGATCTGAGCTAATCCATTATTTCTTACCGGAACCCCGTCATCATCGGTAACGAAATATCCATACTGTTTCCCGGTGTACTTGTCATAAATATTCCAATCTCCCCATTCCTTATAAAATATGCGGCTTCCATCCGCCAAGATTTGAACCCAGCCACTCAATTTCGCCAATCGCAGCATACTTGCCGCCCGTAAATGATAGATATGATCCGGTTCAGCCGTTAACGCATTGACCGAAATCTCCCAAAAACCTTGTCCAATCCCTTCTCGATCAATAAAAGCATTCTCCGAAATCTCGACAATCGTCATACGATTATTCGGCTTATGGAATAACTTCCTAATTTTCTCGGTAATCGAATCATATTCCTCCTTCTCAGATCGGAGTTCCAACAGTTCCGATAAAATCGCCGGATCTTCCGTTGGATCGGCTTCCAGTTGCGCCTCTAACTCCTTAATACGGTTTTCCAGATCTTTCATTCGATCCACATGCTCTTTGGAAGGAGTTAAACGCCAACCGGATCCGATCAGATTGCTCACTTTCGCTTTAATACAAGCATGATTCCAAGTATTTTTAATCGTCAATTGTGCCAATCCATCTAAATTAAAAGGCGGCTCAATCGTATCATTGAGTGGATTCGTATCATCACCTTGCTGTAAAAGTTTATCTTTAACTTTGCGTTCGATTTCCTTCTGCTTCTCAGAAGCACCCAATTGACTCGTTTTCAAACTGCTTCTCGCAAAATTAGCAATAGTGCGATCTTTCTCCACACTTACATATTTAGAACGAGTCACTATGATTTCGCTCGATTGAACATTCTCATCCATGAGATGGCTCTCCTACTCGCGCGATGGCACGATACATCTCCTGCCATGAAGTTGCGACCGTATCATTATACTCTATCACCGAGCTATAGATCTCACTATAATTATCCAGCGGAGAATAGTGTTCCTCTAACACCTCAATTGCCGCTTCAATATCCACGATATTATATGGAGAAATATAAAATGCTCCATCCCCCAAATGCTCCCACAAGCAACCAATAGAAGATGAAATAATTTCTGTACCACGGTAATATAACGAAACATAACGATACGGATTAACAATTTCGCGAGATAAATCCAAAAATCCTTTGGCGCGATTAAGTTCCCTTAAAGCCTCATCATAGGTCTGGACCGATACCACATCTATCTCCACCGGAGAATCTTGCAGAGCATTAGCAATCCCCTCTTTCACCAAACCCACATAGCTTAAATACTCATCATCCGACAAAATTCCACCATAATCTGGCACATAAGCTCCTTCCAAATGCACTACATGTATTTTTGTATTTGGCGGAAAATTTATCCGGTACAGGAACCCATAACGATCAAACCATAGATCCAACGATTCCGTATAATCCCAAGTATTCAGAATAGATATGGTATACTCTTTCGGCATAATCTCATTCGGATCCGACCACATCATAAACGGCCAAATAGCGATAGAAGCCTCATACGGAATCCCGTATACCCCACTAAAACGACCCAACTCATATCCCGAAAATAAACTGATATATTGGCATTCCGAGATGGAACTATGTACCATCTCATTCACTTTCTCATTACCAAATAGGGGAATGGCCGTCCAGGGAGACCAAATTACGTGATAACCGGCCAATCTTGCTTCATGCAATACTGTACGCAAATACGGAAAATCATAGCCATTAACGTCACAACCTAACCCGAAAAAATGGAATATACCGGCATCCTCTCGACCGATAATCGGGAAATCATCGGCCAAATCGAAAACTTGAATATCAGTACGTTTCACTAACTCCGATAGCATCGAATAACATTCCGAATTCCTGGTAGCAACCAATTGATAAAAATCACCCATTTCATACTCCCTTCATCGTAATAACCCGTCTCTTGCGTTTAACCGTCCGAATAGTTATTTCTTCCTCTTCCTCTTCTTCCTCCTTAATCCCATAAGGAGTAATCCGAGAAGCATCTACCGTATACCGTGCTATATCACCGGCACTCCGTTCCAAAGCTCTCAAAAACTCATAAGCCAACATATCGTAACATGCTGCTTTACATAAATGATCCGGTCCATGCCGACCAAAACCGGTAATATCTATGTCCAATCCCGGAATGTTTATTTTCTCAACCGTAATATTTTCGTGATGTCTCAACCAATAATTATACAACTCCCGATTTTGTCGCATCATATAAAAAGCGGCATTAAAAATACACCAAATATGACGACGCATTAAAGTATTGGCCATCACATGAACACAACGACTCCGCGCATCGTAACGAGCATTATAAACCCGCATCGGAGCAGCTTGAATCTGCTTATAGGTCGGATTAGAAGAGACTACCTCCCAAAAACGATAGGGAGAACTATCTAAGGCCCGTGACAAGACCCGATTCTGAGCCGCTCCATAACCGAAGTCCGCAAATACTGCCCCAACCTTGTAGCGATCAATAAAATAAAGGAACTGCTGAGCATGATCCAAAACATCTTTACCAGATACTTTAATCAAAAGCACAATCGTTCGTACCGGAGTATCCATCCCCTCAAATTCCATTGGCTTACTAATCACCGCCCAGGAATCCTCCCCACCCCAGTCAATCCCCATCGAACACCGACCACTATCATCTGCTTCCAAAGCACGATAACGCAACAATAAACGATCAAAATCAGCTTCATTCGGGACCCGCAGATCACTGGAGACAATCGACGGAGGCTCCCCTAAAACATGAGAGTTAAAATCCGCTTCACTCTCATTCCCTCTAAAGATCCCTATCCGATAATCTTCCTTCTTCTTCAAAATAGTATTCGCAGAAATATATGGAGCACACAATTGATTGACCTTATATCCACTCCAATACTCGACGCTGCCGCCTAAGGTCTTACTTTTAATCTCCTCTAAAGAAAACTCCCAATGCCCGATCCGACGATCTAAAACTCGATTGCAGCGTTCACAAACATAATCATATTGCTTATCCCCAACTGGTTTGATATGATCTAAAGTCAAAAATTGTCGGAATAGAGGCTGCCGTTGCAACCAACGCTGGAACTCCCAAATATCTTTAACCTCATCTAAATTAAGTTCTAATCGAGAACAATATGGACAAACAATCAACCAACGATTCCGAGTTGATTGTTCCCATAAACGGTTAATACCGGCACCGCGACGAAGTGGAATCGAGATGTCAATGGTATAATTATGAGGTGAAGAGGAAAGACGTTCATTCAACGAAGCCCGAACTCCCGGCATTGAGAAGTCTTCCTCATCAACCACCAAAAAATCGACCGGAGTGGACTGAGCACCTCGTTTGCTAAATGAAGATTGCACCAAAATCCAAGAGGCACCAAACTGTTTGCGACCATAAGAGTCCGTCGAACCTAACAAAGATTTTAATCGCGGCGAATTATCTACCAAAGTCTCTAAACGAATATCGGAAAAATGATTGGCTAACCCTTCATCAGGAAGGGTGTAATATAACGTCGTACCAGGATGAGTAATAATAAACCAAACCCCTTTTCGTAAACAGATCTCTGAGATTCCAACCTGAGTTGATTTCTGGATACAGATACGCTTAGAATCATCATTGAGTATTTGAACTTGCCAGGGATAATTCCAAAAATTGAGAGGACCCAATTTGCCCGTATATCGTGAAATATTAAAAGTGTGGCGAAAAACCCAATCCGCGACCGTCATTCCGGTATCCGAAGAGGAAAACATCGAAGTAAGAATATTTTTAACGTCACGATAGGCTAAACTCTGCAACGCTAAAGACCAGGGAGTATATTGCTTCAATAGCGAAGAATGCTCCCTTCCTGAAACGATAATATAAGGCGGAATTTTAACCGAATCCCGACTGGGTATCAAAATATCCTTCTTCGCCATTAACTTACTCCATATTTCCCATCGGCTGGAACGATTTCCGGCAAAGATGACCAATCCACATCCGGCAACCCTAAAAACCGAGTAAGCCACGGTATCTCCAGCTTAGGATAAGTTGTCAAAGCATGATAATCCACCACCGCATAAGGAACCATCAAAGACGGAATATCGGTAAAAATTACCTTATAGGCTTGCAAAATCTTTTGATAGGCATGTTGTAAATCTCGGCTATAGCCTGCCTTAACTTGCGATTCCGCTAAAATCCTCCAAGAACGTGTCGTAATGACAATTTGAATATCACCATAACGTTCCCCCCGCAACCTGGTAATCATTCCACGTAAAGAAGGCCAATAAGAACCATGCGGTAAAGAACGACGCCAAACAATCGGATCTCCAACAAACTGATGATCGTCAAATTCCTGATAATGCTCCGCCGAACCATTACAACCAGCCGCTATCAGGATTTTAGTAACTAACCGAGTTCCGCTACTTTCGGGACCAACTACGATAAAAGCCTGCATCTTGAATCACCTACCGTATTTTCTCATCCCGTCTATGACTCATTCATCAGGCAAATCATCTTGAGGAATCATTGGAACATCCCTACTAGGAGCAACATCCAATACAATCTCACCTTCTGTACCGGCCTTTACGAAAGTATCTATTTTATGTTGACAATCGCTACACAGTTGAGGATATAACGTCTCCTCCACCAAACGTTTAAACCCTTTAAACAGCTCGCGCCAATACTCTTCCCCCACCCGACTAGTGAATTCCACGACTAAACGATTCCCTTCAATCATATTTAAGGCTTCTCGGAAACAATCCGCTAAAGAGCTCACCAACCGAGGCAATAATTGGAACTGTTGCTGGTTCGTACCTTGCAATATCAACTTCCTAATAACCAAGCGCAACAGAGCGATTTCCGCATCCAGACTTGCATCCCCATAAACTTGCATAATAAATTTCCGCTCATCTTCTTCTAAATCTCCCAAATAAGCGGATATAACATCTAAAACATTACCGTACTTAAACTGATTAAATTCATGTCTAAAATCGGTACTATCAACTGCTCCTTTTTCCTTATAAGCATGGACCGAACAATAAAATTTTCCGGCACGAGCGGGACGTCGGCACCGTTCGCCACTACGAAGCATTGCAATACAACGTTCCCGCTCCTCCTTCGGAGGAGCAACAGTGGGAGATATAACAACCCCGGAAAAATTATTATCGGAACTTGAATCTGAACCGGAACTGCTCTTTACAACCTTTAGTTTCGGTTTTCGTGCCAAAACTTTCACCTTACTCCGAATCAACGTCAAACAGAGACACCCGAATGTACCGGTCTTGGCTGACCGGTGAACTCACACAAAAATCGAATATCTCCTCCGCCAAAAACTTCTTCAATTCTAACTCTTCATGCTTCTTTCGTTCCTCTTCCGAACGTTCAAAACGATGCAAGGGAAAATCGGTCTGATATAAAACCTCTTCTGAACCTCCTTTACAGACAACCTGTTCTATTTTAACCCAACGCCGCAATTTAGCCATCCTCTGTGATCTCCTCTACCGATATAGTTCGTACCTTTTGAATATTATACAATAAATCGGAATATGTGACAAGATAGGATCGGATACACTCATTTTTGCAAAATAGAACTTGTATATCCTCATCATCTATAAACGAAATAGTCATACGAAACCAACGATCTTTCACTTGACCACCACAATAATTACAATTCCCTCTAAACAATTTCACTTTCATCGCAACACCTTATCACGATTCACCCAATAAATCTTAATTGGAGTAATATTCCTTCGAGATGGACCTAACTCCATAGGGAAATTGCTCTCATTCGTGAACCCCCATGTCACCAACCACCGACGTCGTAGCCGTATAATATAGTTCATGGATTTCCGCAAAGACATGTACGATAGTCTCTCCAATTCAGATTGGCGAATACATACTCCAATACGACCTACCGCCGTGATCATGGTAAGGGTGAAAAAAATATTCACCGCTATCGGTAGGGATTGTTGCAAATAACGAATACAATCAGGACCTAACGAAATAGACTCAAAAACCGGTGCGTTTTTATCCCATACATAAAACCGATAATCAGTTCCAACCGGAACATAAACCTTATGGCCATAAAAATCTACTCCAGGAACGACTTCAACCGGAAGCAACATCTCATTACTGTTATTAAGATAAATCTGCAAATCTTGGAACCTCGACATCACTGACCGCCCTTACTCCCGCAACAAAATCCTATTATTCTCGGCATAGTTCAGGATCGCACTTTTCTGAGCCTCAATCAATCCCTCCTCCCAACTCCTTAAACCATAGCAATAGTGACTTACCCGACGTCCAAACTCGGCTAAAGCACAAGCATCTACTTCATCTTCCGTCTCAAACTCCCAACCGAACCTCTTATAAGCCTCCAAACCGATAACCCGATCCTGAACCCTAGCATTTCCACAGATAAATTTCTTCAAAGTAGTACTCGGAACGGAATAAACACAATCCCCGAAATTATCATAGATATACATTTTGATGATACCCACCCACTCCGCAATCTGAAGTTTCCCTCGTCCTACCGAATAATAAGCATAATCCTCAATAACTGCAAACCCAATGTAAGGCTCCGCCGGTTTAAGGAAATCCTGTAAAATAGCACGATTATAAGATAATCTATCAAAACCGATTACTTTATTCGGCCTAATAGCTCTAGTCGCAACCAATCCTCCATCCCGATAATTAAGTAAGGCCAATCCGGTAGAGTTCAATGAAGGATCAATCCCTAATACCATCGCCATATTAGAGTCTAACTTCAAAATTTGATACCTCCTAAATAGCTTCACCGGCACCTGAAATTTTAGTTCGATACGTGTCCAAAATAAGATTCACTTTCAAAAATAAATCGGTTAATTGCTCATCTGATATATCCTTAACGAACTTTCCGGTCTCCCCATCCTCAAAATAAACTCGACCTCGTTCCTTCCGAACCACCCCTAACAAAGCCGCGGATTCAATAATATCTAAACGCCGATCAATCCCGTAACCCCAAACCAAAGGAACCGAAACCTTCTTATCAGGTGAAGTCATCTTCGATTTGAGATAACTCAAATCCACCCAATTCCCCACACGATTCTTATCGGTATCCTCAATTGAGTTTCCTCGTGCTACTTGGATTCGGATATGTGCCCAGTGTTTATGAGAACGACCACCTGGCGTGGTATGAGACGCCCCCCAACCTCCTACCCGATCTCGTAACTGATTGATCGTAATAATCGTGGGAGAGGTTGGTGTCATCTCCACAAAAATTTGGCGTAATTTCAAAGAGATCATTCGCGCTTGTAAAGCAATAGCATCCGTCACTTGCACCACTTTCAGCTCATCTTGAGGCACCAAAGCAGCAATGGAATCTATTACAATTAAACCTACTTGCTCCAAACCTACAAATTTACGGACAATATCTAAGGCTTCCTCCCCAAACTTGGGTTGGAATACAATGGTATCCTTCAATCCCACATTTCTAGCCATAATCTCGTCATAGGAATGTTCCGCATCTACCCAAACCACCTCATATCCTTGCGCTTGCACTGCTGCGGCACAAACCATGGAGATCGTAGTCTTACCACCTCCTTCACTTCCCGCGAACTCCAATAGCCGACCCGATGGCAACCCTCCAACCCCTAACATCCAATCCAACAAACAGGAACCAGAATGCAATATCCGTTTCGGAGCAAACTGAATCCCACCAATATCAATCCGATGTCCACTCCCTTGCAGCTCCAAAACCATCTTCCGAATATCTTCATCCATCCCGAATTAATCCCTTCCTATCACTCATTTTATGGCCAAACCCGATGAACCTCATGTACCGATTCAAATCCGTCCCAATCATAAATTTCATAATCCACATCTTCTGGGATCTCAATAATCTCCAATTTCGATCCAAAACCATTCGCCTCTTCCCCCAAATCCTTAACTACCTCCACCAAAATAGGATCATCACGAGAAAGGGCAGTATCGTAAAAAATATCTACGGTATCAGGAAAACGAGGATTATAATGGAACTCCGTATCTCCCCATTTCGGTAAAGGCTGCTTCGTTAATAAAATAAAATCATCCTCCATTGATCCTGGAGGAGGTATTTTATCCAATGGCACTTCAATATACAAATTGGCATTGGTATTAGGAATGCCACAATTACGAGCTTCCTTATAAACCCATAAATGAAATCCAGCCCGTTTCGCATATTCAAGTTGCGCCTTCACACTCAAACAAAATGCTCCATAACAACGGTTGACAACAACCCGTTTAGTCTTGAATTCGGGATATTCCATGTCAATAATACCTCATTTCCGTCGCATCCTGCGAACCCGACGATGTTTCAAAGGACGTGGTTTGCTGCCATAACGATGAGACCACCGTCTGGCAATATCGGGATGATGGATCCACATCCATCTTCGTTGCCTCTCTGATCGAAACGGCATAATCCTCTCCCCCTTTCGTTCTAACGTTCCATGGCAACCCATTCTCTCAATGCATTAATGGAACCTTCTACAATCTTTAGGTCGGCCCATAAAGCATTAGCCTTCCCCCCTAAATCCCGTACTACTTCAATCAATACGGGATCACTAGGATCAATTTTGTGCGGCCAAAACCGTTTCGATAAATCCGTCGCGATAAAAAAATGTTTCTTCCGTCTAATCGGTTTCAAAGGCTCCAACCAATAAGTTAAAAAAACCGCATCCCCTCTCTGAAAAATCTCGTCAATCTCGGCCTCTGTAACCTCCCGATAAATCCCATATACTCGTACCGAAGCCAATAGCAGTGCCGAATAGCGTTTGGGGATTTCATAAACATACAATTGGAACCCTTTCCGTCTCGCATATTCCAAGACGGCATACGGACTCAAATCCAATTTAAACGGATAAGAAGCATTAACAACTCGTGTCTCCATTACATCTCACTCCTATTTCTCAAATGAGTATCACCTTGCATGAAGCCTAAATTTTTCTCCCAATGGCGATAACGATCATATAATCTCTGCTTATAGCTATCCCAATACTCCTCGAACTCACGACAACGCCATTCCCGCAAACTCACCTCCCAGTCAAAATAACCGTTCCAATCAACCGATTCACAAATCACCTCATTATCATACGAAAACTCATCTTTCCTCCAATCGGAACAACCCTTATACTGTTCGATCCGAAACCGATGTTCCGCCTTGTTCTCCTCATAAAACTCCGGCGGTGCAATACATCGCACAATAAACACTGGAATAGTCCACGGAGCCGGGATCGAGATCAAATGATTGAATGAGATAACTTGACTAAACCGCAACGGCTCATGCATCATCTTAAATTCTAAACGTGCTATAATAAACCCAAAAGGACTACTGGTAATTAAATCCAAATCGGAATCACAAGTATAAGCATGATGTACACCTAATCTTTTCGACTCATCAAGACGTGAACGAAAAAAGACTCTCTCATAACGATACTCATCTTTCCTGGCAGCACTCATTACATTCGACCAATCCAACAGAACTTCGTCAGATTTAGGCACGGCAGGCTCATAAAGCTGCCAAACCTCATCGTCAGGATTACTCAAAACCGAATTCCCCCTTCCTACAGATTAGCGCACCGTTACTCCGAATTGCTCGGTTCCGCCACGATATTGCCGGAAAACTCATCCACAATAGTCTGATAATGCATCTTCAAACCATCTATCGTAGCATCGAGCAGGCCCGGATCAAATCCACTCGATACAACCATCACTTCAAATGTGAAAAGCATTACCAAAGCCGCAGCCTCGAAAAGGCCCATTCGACCGTAAGTGCGGCCAATCTCATAAAATTGGTTTAACATATCCGTACAAATCTGATCTAATTTATCAGTTGAAACAATACCCGATTGAGTGGAATTAGACCGAATTTCTTCTGAACATTGATCTGACATGGTAAAAATCCTTTCAGTTTAATCCTTCAACAACTTCCACATTTCCGCTTTCACCATATTGAGCAATCTGCTGAGCCTGATACTCAATACTGGTCTGCAAAGGCCATATTGACCTCAAATCCAATCCTGCCTCTAAATCTAAAACCCGATCTGATCTCGTATAATGTTGCCAATATCTCAGCTCTTTCGGACCAAGCGGAAGCAACAAAGTTCCACTATCTCGCATAATACTACGAAATATCGTCTCACAAACTCGTTCATTGAAAGCCACATCGGTAAAAAGCGAGACCGCCAAGTTAATCCGATAATAACCTTCGTTCCGAACCCGATTCACAATATTGTCTAAAATCCCATACATCTCCCGCACTCGCACAATCCTAGCCGGATCGGAACGGCGGTAACCCCGAATCCAATCATCATACACCGAATGGAATGGACCAGCCCAAACGAAGAGGCGAGAGGTGGAGTAACACGAATTAATCCAATCCGTTAATAACTCCATAATTCGGCCTTCAAACCCTAAAAGCAGCACAGCATTCCCTCTAGGAGAAGGCACCAAAGTTGCCAATACCTCCTTAAGATTATTCAAAACCAAAGAGTTAACCTCAATTCGACGATCCCGATAGTAGGTTTCCAGGAAATTACCCATCTTGAAAACTAACGAACTCCTTCCTATTATCCGATTTACATAACCTACAAAACTTAACAAATTTATGCGAATATGTCAATATGATACGATTATCCGGTTTACCGAATCTACCTAAACTATCAAAGTCTTTAACGTATTCAACTCCTCTTCATTAGGAACCTCGTATTCTTTGACCGTGCCATCGGGATAGATGACCGATATACCTTCGGCAGGTTCCCCATAAAGGCGTCCCGAACGATGCCATTTTACTTTCAAGGGTTCACCCAAATGGACCACGACAATTGCCCCCTCATCAACCCCTAAACTCCCAAGAGGGGAACGATAATTATGATAAATAAAGACTTCCGCACCCGGAGTCAACACTTCCAAGGAGGCTGTTCCCCGGAAGCCACAATGAACGATGATATTATAAACTGTTTTGTCACCGGGATTCAACACGAAACCCGATTCCACTTTCAAAATTTGTCCCAGACAAGGGAAAGGGACGAAATCCTCATATATAAGTTTAGGCGAAATCCAAAGCCGAAACGACTTCTTACCGTGGAATTCACTACCAATGTCAGAATAGTAAAATTCCTTCCCTTCCCATTCGGTTTTTTGCGGTATGATCCGCTGTACTGTCTGCAACATCGTTTATTCCCTTTCTAAGTGACCGATTTGGTTCCACCGTCAAACCTCAACATCTCAACATCTCAACCATACTAATAAACGAATAACTTGTAACTTGCCGCCATCTTCACATTGGCGTTTCCACTCGGCTAGACCCCAATTGAAGACAAAATTTGCCACGCTTCCAGACCGTTTGGGAGGCTTTGAAGCATTTCTAAGGTCAGAAACAACTCTAAAGTTCATAATACCGAGAAAGCCGAGCATAATGTATGGCACGGTCTTCCCAGAAAACGTATTGATTCCGGTCGCCATAATCCTACTTATCTTACTTCATTAAAATACTCCAATCATCGGATCAATGCAATTGACGATCTTAGGCTGATATTCCACTTTTAGGCTCGGATCAAACTTGAACCCCATAAACCGGATCTGGTTTACCGAGCCACGGAACGTATATCCAAACCGGCCCGAACTAACCGGCAAAGAAACGACTGATTTATAACAGCGATCAAAAAATTTGCTGCGAACTTTTTGCCAAACATCCGAAAAAATAGCGATTTGAACTAAACCCTGCAAACCATGTAAATAAATCACACCATAACCGGAACTACCCGTTTTTGAACGCTCCTCAACTCGACATAACCAACCTGTATACCGCTGCGGATCACGCAACAACTGAGGATCTACCATTCGCAACGGATGCACACTCAATGCCTTCTCCCATTCCGACAACTCCGCTTCGTTCTCAACGGCATCCCGCCAATGTAGTAATGGGACAATCCCCAACATCTCTTCATGTCCCCGTTCCGAACTATAAATGACGGCACAAGCACCATCCTCCTCCCAATTCTTAACATCTAACACCGCATTGATCCAATCTAAACGCCACCCCTCGATATAACTGCGTTTAAACGTAAAAGCTCTTACCCGACCAATGCGGTCATCCAAGAACAAAGTATCCGGCTGAAAAACCTCCTCTTCGTTACGACGGCTAGCTTCATAACCGATTACCCGACCGAAAACGATATTTTTCTTCCAATACCCATCTCCACATTTATAAATTACCCCCTTATCCTCCACCTGAAAAACTCCATCATAATTCGATCTCAAAAAATTCTCATAGACAGTCATAATATCAGGACCGACCCGATACGGAACCAAAGCATTAAAGGCTCGAATCGGCTCTATATAATCCTCCCCATAATCCGAAACCGTCAATGGAACCTCAATCAAAGTCAGCTGAGTAAACGAATCGTCAGTTCCTTTCCGAACGGACTTGCGATCCTCCGACTGTTTCATCGCAACCCAAGACTCTTCATAAGACTCACAATCCGAAAAAGCATGAGCCATCACTAAAGCTCGGATATGACTGATATTACAAAATCGTCTCAAACCGCTACGATTTAAACGATCCACAAAATCGGATAATCCTTTAAAGGGACCCACTTTGTGACTTCCAGCACGATAGGAATCCATCAATTTCGGAAACTCGGAAATACGGGAGGGGTCACGCAAAACCAATACTACCGCTGCAGTATCGGAGCTAATCCCTTTAATTGACGATAAACCACAATAAATCTGACCATCTTTTATGGAGAAACCAATCTCGGAATAGTTCGCCATCGGAGCAACGACCGAAATATTCAAACGTTTCGCCTCAATAATCGCCTCTTGAAGTTTGGCAGGTTGCTCCGAATTGACGATCATATAAGCCAACATGTACTCTAAGGGATAATGATATTTCAACCAAGCCGTCCAATAGGAGATAAGAGAGTAACAAGTGCTATGACTTTTATTGAAAGCATACGAGCCAGCATAACTGATAGTCTCATAAATCCGACGCGCCTCTTCTACCGAAATCCCTTGTGTTTTCGTCGCTCCATCAATAAACTGTTGCTCCGCCTCTTGAAAGGAATCATCCCGCTGCAATTTCGCCATTGCCTTACGTAATTTATTAACAACCGACCACTCCAAACCTGCCACTTCCCTCAAAATCCTGATAATATGCTCCTGAAAAATAACCAAGCCAAAACTCTCTTTGAGAATATCATGCAAGATTTTTAAATCCACCGGAGGAACTGCCTTCTCTCGACCGTGCTTCCGAGCAGCATAACGCTCTACCACCCCACTCCTTGATACTCCTGGCCGAATCAAAGCATTCAAAGCTACCAAATCCTCAAAACTATCCGGTTGGATGTCCAAGCAAAGGCTACGCATCCGGCTCGTACCAAGCTGGAAACAACAATCTACCTCCCCTTCGGAGATCATACGATATACTTCAGGATCATCAATCGGTATAGAGTATAGAAAATTATACGATTTCCCTAACAACTGACAAGTTTTGGCCAAAACGGAAAGAAAACGAACCCCTAAAATATCGTATTTGATCAACCCCACCTCGGTTAAATCATCCTTATCATAAGCCACTACCCGATCTGCCAAACTTTTATCGGCCTCTTTCATCCGCTCCACGGAACAAAGCTCATAAAGAGGTCGATCCCCGATAACCAGACCCGCTGCATGGACCGATTTGGCGTAAATCAATCCATCTAACCGTAAAGCTACCTCCATAATCGAGAACGGCACCGAATCT